TTTTCTTTATTTTGCATCAACCATACTTTATCAGGTTGTCCTGTATATTGTTCTGTTGGGTCGCCCAATACAATCTCGGTATCTAACAATACGCCACCTCTTTCCAACATTAAATTGATAAACTCTTTTCCGGCTTTAATCATATTATCACTCTTAACATATTGCTCTTCATTAATTGTGAAAATAGGTTGTCTAACTTCTTTGTAGTTATCAAAACGACTAATCAAATCGGTCTCTAATTCAAAGTGAACTCGACTACCCATATTGGTAGATAAATTGCCGGCTTGTTTCCATTGTTCTTGTAATTGTCTTGCACCTTCTGGGTCTCCGTTTGACATTCTCAATGCCATACCTTCGGCGTCGAATGGTTTATGAAACTTCTTTATAATTTTAGACACGGATGGAAAATTCTTTTTAACTTCACCATCAACATCTTTCATGTAATAAATGTGTTCTTCTTCAATAAAAGTTAATTCTAATTCTTTTCTTCTTTTTTCTAATAAATCATTTATCTCTAATGATACGTCTTTTAAATTCATTTTAATCTATTTGTTTTATTTTATATTCACTTAAGTTTCCTTGTAAATCAGCAATATCTTTATCACCCTCTAATCTTATGCTCCACACTTTTCCCATTAATTTTCCGCAATTCAATCTGTGATATAATCGTTGTTGGTCTTCCCATGCGTCTGGATCTAATACTATAACTATTTTTTTTGCATTATTGTAGAGTTTCATAAATAAATTTTCACTCATAAACTTTCCTAACATTGGTATGGCATTAGGAATGAAAATACTATCAAATGCACCTTCTACTATGTATATTGTTTCACCCCAATTGATTAAATGTTCGTTGAAAATAATTGTTTCCTTTTGTGCTTCGGGATTCATATATTTTCTTTTTGTCTTCTGTAAATAAGAACGTGCAATAAAATAATTTAATCTTTTATTCTCATCATAAGATGGAATAATAATTCTACTCTCATAAAGACCAGTATAACAAAATCCAATATTGTATATCTGTAGCATCAGATCTGTGATATGTCTACTTTTAATATAATTATAGGCCTGTTTGTATTGTGGTGTAAGTTTAAGACCCATACTTGCGTCTTTAAATGGAATAAATTCTTTTGGTAATCTTACCGGTTTATAAGTTCTTGCAGCAACTTCTTCGTCATCTTCTGGTTTTAATAAAAGATATTTCTTTAATTGCCTTGGATTACCAAACTTTTTTATTAACTTATAAATTGATCCATGTGTATTATGTGTTTCGGCGCACACCCAACATTTATAAACGCCGTATTTGTAATTGACTTCTAGATTACCTTTACCATCGCCTTGTTCCAAACCTTTAATTTCATGTGAACATACCGGACAGTCGAATGATACTTGATATCTATAATCATTGTGATTTTTATAGTCACCAAATATATCTTCTAAAATATCAAAAACTGCAGAATAATCTACTTCTTGGGTGTTCATGATAATAATATAAGAAAAAAGTATGATAAAAAAAAATGGGAGCCGGACACCACGCCGACTCCCTCCAACCAAACTTGTATTTCTACAAGTCCCGTCCTATTAATAAGTATAACAATAACGACTTATAAAGTAAAACATTAACTGCCTTATATTTTATGACGTCTGTTTGTTCATGTTTACATAACCTATTACGCATGTTGCAGCATCGGCCATATCATAATTTTCTTTTTTAAGATTACCTGTTTTACCGTATAACCAGTTAACATCAGGACATACGTTGTTAACGTGTTCCCATATTACATGTTTTTTATCTATGTCTTTTGGATATCCACCAAATAAAACATTCCGTCCCTTATCGTTTGGTCCAACCAAATCAGGGAAAGCAAATTTTCTTGAATTGTATGTTGAAATAAACGTCGGTAAAACCCCTAAAACATCGTAACAGTTTTTGAGTATCAATGTGTTATAACGTAATAGAGTACCAATTGTATAGATATTATTTGACTGCAACAATGGTTCTTCGATGATAACACGAAGTATCCCCATATCTTTATAATTCTCCAAATGTCTTTTAAAAGCTTCGGCTTTTAAGATTAATTCTTCGATTTTATCCTCTGGTTGTGGTTTTATTTTTGGTGAAAAATGTGTTAGCTCTAACAATTTAGAACCTGAAATATCAAATATTGCAAACCCGATAACTTTTGTGCTAATATCAAGTCCTAAAATTTTTGGTTTATTTTTTAATTTAATTAAATTATCATTCATAATATTTCCATTTATAACCAGCGGCAGTTTTTATTTTACCCGAACAACATTCACAAATATGATTATTTTTATATTCTCTTCTTGCTTCCGCAATTGATTCCCATATTTTTATCTTTTTACCATCCAAGGTTAATTGTATGATTTTTCTTTTTTGATGTGAATGTGAATTTGATAATTTTTTACCATGCTCTTCGTCATATTTTCTTCCTTTATTTGGTGAAACCCTACCCTTCGTAGATAAAGATAGATTTTTTCTGTGTAAAAGTGAACGTTCTTTTCCATTATTTAAATGTGGAATTGGTTTACCCTTTTTTGCTAATGATATATTTCTTTTTGTTTCTTCACTTCTTTTTTTACCTTTGTTACTTTCTGAATTTTTTTTTATTTGTTCAGGAGTCCATTTTCTTCCATACGCACTAGGTGGATTTTCTCCACCTTCAGAAATATTTGTTAATTTACAACCAATAGATTTATAATATGATATATAATGTTTTTCCCAAAATTCCCAATTAACTTCATCTACTTCGTCAATTATTAATAATTCAGGTTTGTTATTATTTTCTAATAAAGAATATATCCAATTATCTTTGTAACTAATTTTTTTATGACTATCTTGTAGATGTTTTCTATAACGAGATTGTGGATTTATACTTTTACCAATATATTTTAATTCGTTTTTTGATTTATCAACTAAACCATATATGTATACTTTTCTCATACTAATAAATATATGAAAAGTGTGAAAAAGATATATTTAGTAATAATATCTAACCCAAATGTTAGAAATCTAATCTAATTGCAAAAACTTGAGTTCCCGCTCTTTTGACAGGTGTCGGTGTTTTTGCAACAACCAATGGTTCTTTATTAGAATCTAATAATGCAACTTCGGTAATGTAAGTTGGGGTTGTTCCTGTTATTGGATGTGTTGGATTTTGTGAAAAACCATTCTCATTGTTTGGAATATCTCCAAATGTTCCTGATGGTAAGTTAATTAACATATTCATTTCTTCAATATCTGTGGCTCTAATCAATCTAACACTACCAGGGAATGGTTGTTCATCACCAAATTGTGGTATTGTAACATTATAATCGGTCGCACCTGATGTTCCCAAATAATTTGTTGTAACTCCTGTCATGTGGATTTCTAAATCAAATGTTGATCCTGTATTATAATCAGAATAATTTATAGTAAATGAATTACCAACTAAATTAGAAGGTCTAATGTAAGGTGAATTACTACCATTAGTTGTTGGTATTTGACTTGTTAAATTAACTATTTTCCAAGATGTATTTGAAGGAGTTTGTCCTGTGTTAATTTGAACTAAAGCGTAAAATTCATCAGCAACAAAACCATTAGTAACACCAGACAATACAAATTCCATATTTGAATTTGAAAAAGTATTACCTGTATTAAATTTCATTGTTATTTGTGATGGAGTTCCATTACTTGAGATTTTATTAAAGTAATTACAAGGTAGTGAATTCATTTTATTATCAGTCGTATTTTTAAACATATACGTCACCCAAGCAGTTTGTCCTGTTGTGGATAACATTGATTGACTACTAACACCATCGTTATATGTTAAACCTAATTTTGGTGATGGTAATGTATATCTTCTATTAGATCTATAATCTAACATTGCAACTAATTCTTGGTCATCAAATACAATTATTTTATTATTTACAAAAACTTTACCAACAATAAAACCTGTCTCGTCTAATAAAAATCTAAATTTAAGTTGGTTTCTTGAATTAATTGATGAATAAACAAAATAATCAGTTGTATCCATTGTAAATAAAGCACCTAAAGTTGTTCCTGTATTTGTATAATCTTTTCTATGATAATTTATAAATGGAATATAAACTTCAAAATATTCGGAATCACTGAAATCTCTTAAAATATTTTCACTATCATAATCCTCAACAATTGAAATGTCTAAACCTGTTGTTCCCGTTTTATGACTAATATAATCATCATATTTAAAAAATCTTTCAGGGTCAACAGATATATCTCCTAATTCAGAATAATGAACTATAGCAACACATCTTTGTTCAGATGGTAAAACTTCAATTAACTCATTAAATGAATTTGCAAACCCTGTTCCTACATTTGTTGAAGAAAATCCAGTATATGTTAATCCAGTAAAAATTGGTTCATTAAATTGTATTTTTTCTCTTACGTCATTACCAAATGTCTGTCCTGTTTTTGTGTAACCTAATAGATTTTTAATTGAAACATACTCATTACTTGTATAACCCGTTAAAGTTTCATCATCATCTTTTCCACCAATTGGGGGATTTGACCATATAGTATTTAATGTCCATGAATTTAATTGTCCTGTGTAATCAATTGGATTGAACACATCTTCAGTTGGTGATTCAATATGATATTCATTAGTAATAATTTTTAAATTTCCTACTAATTCAGAAATTGATGCCAAATTAGGAACATTTCTATCTAATGTTATAGTTTGTGTTGTTCCCGTCGTTGATGTTGCTCCTGAATATCTATAAACAAAACTATTTGTTTTACCTGTTGGTATATAATTTTTTATAACTTTATTATCTTGGTTATCTAACGTGTAACCTGTTAAAAATGTTTCAAAAACTAGAGTAACATATCCTGTTTGATTTATATTATCAATTGCGGAAGTTTTTGTAAATGTAATTTGATTTGTTCCTGTTAAACCGCTGTATGGTATTGTACCAATTGTAGTTTCAATTGTACCTCCTGAATATGTTTCAGTAAACGTTGTTCCTGTTTTAGGTAATAAACTTTTAGTTGATGCCCCAAATTTATCATATTGTGATACAAAACCAGCCGTTCCCATCACGTTTCTTAGTGCAACAGTTTTATTATTTGATATTGGTGTTCCATATGTTGTGGAAATTGTACTATCCAAACCAAAAGGGTATTTTACACCCGCATCATAATCAAATGGTGCAAACACTTTTTGGTGACCTGTAGTTCCTGTTAAGTTTGTGAATGGTGTTGTGTAATCATATTCAGAATCCCCTATTTGGAAATATTGAATATTGAAGTTACCATTGGCGATTGCCTTTCTACCTCTATTTGTAATTCTTGCCGATAGGTACTCTGAATTATTACTGTTTAAAAAACTCATATGTTATAAATATCTTTGTTTAATTTTATTAATCTCCTAAATCGTAATCTAT